TTACTGGCAGCAAGTCCCCGCGATCACCGTTTGGCCTACCCCAGACAATGCACAGCAGTATCAATTTGTGTATTGGCGCTTGCGCCGCACCCAAGACGCTGGCGGCGGTGTCAACATCATGGATGTACCTTTTAGATTCTTGCCTTGTATGGCGGCGGGCCTGTCGTATTACATCGCCGGAAAGATTCCTAACGGCGCAGAACGCATTCCGTTTCTCAAGGCTCAGTATGACGAGGCGTGGGAGCTTGCGGCCTATGAAGATCACGAAAAAGCAGCCTTGAGACTTGTACCCCGTCAAACCTACATCGGGAGGTAACGATGGGCAATAGGTTTGCCAGTGGTAAGTTTGCGATTGCCCAGTGCGACCGTTGTGACCAGCGGTTTAAGTTGAGCGTTCTCAAGACCGAGATCATTAAGACCAAGAATTACAACCTCTTGGTTTGTCCCGAGTGCTGGGATCCAGATCAGCCGCAGTTACAGTTGGGTATGTTTCCAGTGGATGACCCGCAGGCTTTGAGGAATCCCCGTCCTGATCGGAGTTACATCCTGTCAGGCACAAATGGTTTGCAGCTTGTTCCAACAGGCAACGGGCCAGATGGAGCGGGGACGGTAGAAGGTGGCAGTCGAATCTTCCAGTGGGGCTGGTATCCAGTTGGTGGATCACGGGCAAATGACGATGGATTAACCCCAAACAATTTGGTTTTATCCATAGAACTTGGTACAGTTACGGTTACAACGACATAAGGAGTCGATGATGGACAAGAAAGATTTAAAGCAGGACAAAAAGATGGTTGCTGGCGCAGTGCATAAGCACGAGAAAGCCTTGCACCCCGGCAAGCCCATGACCAAGCTCAAGGCTGGCGGCAAGACCAACAGCGACATGCTCAAGTATGGTCGCAACATGGCAAAAATTATGAACCAACGTAGCTCTGGACGGGGGAAATAACATGAGAAGCAGCACTGAAGAATTCAGCTATTTCCCTGCTGACACAAAAGATCCTATTGGGAAGTACGTACAACCCAAGACATACGCATCTGTGACTGTTGGTGAAGAGCCAGCAATAGAGACCATGCGTAAAGCCAACGTGTCTGTGGCTAACACCCGCAGTCAAGACTATCCAGCCACCAAGACTAGCGGCGTTCAAATGCGTGGCGGCGGCGCGGCTACTAGAGGCAAAACATCTAGAGGCCCAATGGCATGAATTACGCCCAGCTTGTAGTTGCGGTCACTGACTACACTGAGAACACCGTCCCGACGGCGAATATGAACACGTTCATAACTCAGGCAGAACAGCGCATCTACAACACAGTTCAGTTCCCTTCGTTGCGTAAAAACGTGACGGGGATAACAACATCTGGAAACAAATACTTGTCTTGCCCCGGCGACTTCCTGTCATCATTCTCTATGGCGGTGATTGATGCAAGTGGCAACTACGAGTATTTGTTGAATAAGGATGTGAACTTCATTCGTCAGGCGTACCCACAGCCAACTGACACCGCACTGCCCAAGTACTACGCATTGTTTGGCCCAACCACAACTTCGGGGGCAACCCCTGTTGTAACGAATGAGTTGAGCTTTATCCTTGGCCCAACACCTGATTCTGCGTATAACGTCGAGTTGCATTATTACTACTACCCCGAGTCAATCGTCACGGCATCCACTACATGGTTGGGTGACAACTTTGATTCTGTTCTGTTGTACGGAACGCTGGTTGAAGCGTATGGTTATATGAAGGGTGAGCAGGACATGATGGCCTACTATGATGCTAAGTACAAAGAAGCACTTGGTTTGGCTAAACGCTTGGGCGACGGGTTAGAGAGGTCTGATGCCTACCGTAGTGGGCAGTTCCGTATGCCACCATTGCCGCAAAATAATGGAGTGGCTTGATGGAAACAACACGCAAATCCGCTCTTGCCAAAGGTGAAACCCAGTATTTCACGGGTAAGGCTTGTGTTAAAAACCATACAGCACCTCGTCGGGCAAAAACGGGCGAATGTCTTACGTGCCGTGCTGAAGCTTTAGTTTTGTGGCGGCAGAAACATCCCGAGCGTGTTAAACAACACAATCAAACGCAGTATGAAAACCATGCCGATGTCTTGAAGGCGCGGTCACGAGACAATCATTGGGCAGATGTGGGCCGTGCGCGTGCCAAATTGCGGGCGTATCAAAAACAAAATTTGCATATTTTTGCTAAAGCAGGCGCAAAACGAAAAGCTGCAAAAATTAATCGCACCCCAGCATGGTTGACGGAAGACGATCATTGGATAATTCAGCAAGCTTATGAGTTAGCTGCGCTACGTACAAAAATGTTTGGTTTTAATTGGGAAGTTGACCACGTTTTGCCGTTGCAAGGTAAAATGATTTCTGGATTGCACGTACCAACAAATTTGCAAGTTATACCCGCAACTTTAAACAGACAAAAAAATAATCGTTATGAGGTGGTGCTTTGAGTTTTACCGGCAACTTCTCCTGCAACACACTCCGCGCTGGCTTGGCTAATGCGTCAATCAACTTGACGACCGACACGTTCTATTTAGCCTTGTACACCAACGCTGCCACGTTGAGTCAAACTACGACCGAGTACACGACCACAGGTGAAGCCACAGGCGGAGATTACGTTGCAGGTGGTCTAGTTGTAACAGCGACAGTTTCATCCGAGCCGACATCCTCCGGCAGCGTTACGTATGTATCCTTTACATCTCCAGCATGGACTGGTTCAATCACTGCTCGTGGCGCTTTGATCTACAAAGCCGGAGCAAACGGCGCAATCTGCGTTTTAGATTTTGGTAATGACAAAACATCTACCAATAGTTTCACCGTAACGATGCCTGCCAACACCAGCACATCTGCACTCATTCGACTTATTTAAGGAGCAACAAATGTCAACCGTAGAAAAAGCCCAAGCCGCCGACGTTATCGGTAGCGCAATCACCAAAGCCTTGGAGTCCGTAGAGACAGCGTCTGCCAAGGGTGTTTACACCATGCAGTGCTTTGACAAAGACGGAAACCTGAAGTGGGAAGCTGAATGCCCCAATCTGGTCGTCAATGGCGGCTTGCAGGATATGAACAACAAGTATTTCCTTGGCAGTGCTTACACCGCCACTTGGTACATTGGCCTGTACGGTTCAGGCGCTTCAAACAGCCCTGCCGCTGGCGATACCATGTCTTCACATGCTGGTTGGACTGAAGTTGTTCCTTACAGCCAAGCAACCCGCCCTGCTTGCACATTTGGCACACCGACCACAGCCAACCCATCTGTAGCCACCAACTCAGCTTCTCCTGCTGTGTACAGTATTAACGCAACGTCAACTGTTGGCGGAGCGTTCTTGGTCAGCGACAACACAAAGAGTGGATCAACAGGTACTCTGTACTCCGCATCTGACTTCACCTCTCCCGGCGACCGCTCTGTTGTTTCAGGCGATACGCTGAACGTCACTTACACACTCAGCTTGGCAGGTTAATCATGGCAACATTCAAAAAAGGCGATGTCGTAAAACTGGCTGGCGTTGTTCCACAAGGCCCAGTAATCAGTATGCGCATGGATGAAGATGGCAACGTGTCTTACTTGATTGAGTGGACAGATGTCAACGGTCGTACACAACAACGCTGGTTTGCCGAATCTGATTTGGCGGCAGTTTAAATGAGTGGGGCATGACGAGTGTTCGGCATATCCGCATTCTCACAAGCCCCGTTTTCGTCGCTTAGCAACTCTGTCTACAACGCATCAATAGCAGAGACAGCCACAGCGACGGATAGCATTTCTTCGCTTTTAACTTTCCTCTCTTCTGTATCCGAGACAGCCACTGCCACTGATTCAATATTAGCCAAGGCAACATTCCCCTGTGCCGTTACAGAAACATCGACAGCCACAGACACGTTTTCTACGGCCCAGACGTTTGCTACAACGATTGCGGAGTCAGCTACGGCAACCGACTCGTTCTTTGCCTCGCAGAATTTTGTGTCCGCAATAGCGGAAACAGCCACAGCCACAGACTCTATTGCAAGCAGAATCACTTTTACGTCTTCGGTAGCGGAGACATCAACTGCCACAGATACAGGTACGGTCGCAGCCAGCACGTTTAACGCCCCAGTGGTAGAGACTGCCAGCGCATCAGACTCAATCTCGTCCAAAGCCACATTCGTGGGGGCGGTCAGCGAAACAGCGACAGCTACAGATTCAACTTCTACTAAACAAACTTTTGCTACAAATGTAGCGGAGACTGCTACAGCCACAGACTCGGTTTCAACGACACCGATTTACTTGGCCTTGATTGCTGAGAGCGCCACAGCCACGGATGCAGTATCAAGCTCCTTTGCCTTCCTTGGCGCAGTCAGCGAGACAGCGACCGCAACTGATTCCATAGACGGGCGCACAATTTACCCAGCCCAGATTGTGGAGTCGTCCACAGCCGCAGATGCGTTTAATGCAGCCGCTACATTTGAGGCGTTGATCCAAGAATTTGGCTCTGTAACGGATGTTGTTTTTGTTACGCAGGTGTTTATATGTGCCATCCAAGAAACGGTCACGGCATCTGATTCGTTCTTTGCGCGGTTCTTGTGGGAGCTTATCAACGATAGCCAGACCGCAAATTGGGTAAATACAAACACCTCAGAAAGCACTACATGGGTGATAATTAACGATAGTAACCCCAATACTTGGACAGAAATTGGGACAACCTGAGAGTAAAACATGGCCTTAGTTTTAGCTGATCGCGTTCGGGAAACTACTACCACAACAGGTACAGGCACAGTCACGCTTGCTGGAGCCGTCACGGGCTTTCAATCATTTGCGGTTGTTGGTAACGGCAACACTACGTACTACACAATTGCTGGGCAAGGTACTTCCGAGTGGGAAGTTGGTATTGGTACGTACGCCTCGTCAGGTACAACCTTGGCACGGACAGCCGTGCTTGCCTCAAGCAATTCTGGCAGTTTGGTGTCATTCAGCGCAGGCACAAAAGATGTGTTTGTCACGTACCCAGCCGGTAGATCGGTATCTGGTGGCGAAGGTTACACAGAAAACGATGCCACAATTGACGTAAGCTCAACCATAAATACAGGCAGAAACGCCATATCTGCTGGGCCAATATCAATTGCTGGTGGGGTTACTGTGACTGTTCCTACAGGCTCAGTCTGGACTGTTGTCTGATAAAGAAATAGAATGCAAACAGGAGTTTAAACATGCCATCAGCATATACCGACCTACTAAAGCTGGTTCAGCCAGTCACTGGAGAACTCACCAATACGTGGGGTAACGTAACCAACTCCACTCTTACGCAGTTCGTTGAGAACGCTATTGCTGGCTTTCAAACCTTCAGTGTGACCAGCACAGACTGGACACTCTCCACAACCACCCCCGGCGACACAGCGGCGGCTTCAACCAATGCGGCTCGTTATGCTATTCTGATTACCACAGGTACACCAGCAACAACTCGGTATATCTACGCTCCACAGCAAAGCAAAACCTACGTTGTCATCAATAACTGTACTGACGCTAGTTCAGTTTATATTCGTGGTGGTACATCAAGCTCATACACAACCGGCGTAGAGATTGAGGCGGGAAGCTCTGCTCTTGTCGCATGGGATTCATCTGCTAATGATTTCATCAAGGTTGCGGGTGGTGGTGGCGGTGCGGCGGGTGGTGGCAGTGATCAGATCTTCTTTGAGAACGACCAGACAGTCACAACCAGCTACAGCATCCCAGCAGGCAAGAACGCAGGTACGTTTGGCCCAGTTTCAATCGACGGTGGAGTCACCGTCACAGTTCCCACGGGTTCTGTTTGGTACGTAATTTAAGGAGAACACATGTCCCTAGTAGCACTCTCAGGTAATGTCAGCGGCACAGGTACGCTGACTATTGCCGCACCAAATACAAACAGCAACTACACGCTGACGCTGCCTACAAACACTGCAACATTGGGTATCAATGGCCCTGCTTTTAGTGCTTATGCGTCAACAACAACCACATTATCAGCAGGCACTTGGACAAAAATAAATTATGCAACAGAGGATTGGGATACAAATAGTAATTTTGCGTCAAATAGATTTACTCCAACAATAGCTGGTTATTATCAAATCAATGCACAGTTTGGTGAAGGTCTTTCAACTGCGAGTATGGGTTTATATATATC